TTTTAAAGGACCAAAATGTCTAACAGTATCTTAACCATTGACATGATCACCCGTAAGGCTCTCGAAATCCTCGAGAACAATCTGGTGATCACCCGTAACGTGAACCGTCAGTACGACGACAGCTTCGCTGTTGAAGGTGCGAAAATCGGTTCGACTTTGCGTATCCGTTTGCCCGACCGCGCTTTGGTAACTGACGGTGCCGCCCTGCAAGTTCAGGACGACAACGAACAGTTCACCACTTTGACTGTTTCCAGCCAAAAGCACATCGGCGTGAACTTCACTTCTGCTGAATTGACCATGCAATTGGACGACTTTGCAGAGCGCGTGTTGAAGCCCCGTATCAGCCAATTGGCCTCGTCTGTTGACGCTGACGTTGCCAACGCATACAAGGCTATTTACAACTCTGTGGGCACTCCCGGCACCACTCCTTCAACTTCTTTGGTCTTGCTGCAAGCCCAACAAAAGTTGAACGAAAACGCCGCTGTGATGTCTCCACGTTACGCCACCGTGAACCCTGCTGCTAACGCTGGTTTGGTTGAAGGCATGAAAGGTCTGTTTAACCCGACAGACACTATCAGCAAGCAATTCAAGAACGGCATGATGGGCACTGGCGTGTTGGGCTTCGATGAAGTCAACATGAGCCAATCCATCAAGCAACACACAACTGGTTCTTGGGGTACTGCCATCACTGTGACTTCAACTGTGTCTACACAAGGCCAAGCCACTTTGCCAATCAGCTTCACTGGTTCAAGCAAAACTTGGAACATTGGTGATGTGTTCACCATTGCTGGTGTGTACGCTGTTAACCCACAAACTCGTGAGTCAACTGGTTCGTTGCAACAGTTCACTGTGACTGCTGTAGCCTCTGGTTCGTCTACCGCGACTTTGAGCATTAGCCCTGCTTTGTACACTGCTGATCAAGCCTTGGCTACCGTGGATTCATTCCCACAAGCCAGCGCCGTGGTGACCATGCTCGGTTCTGCCGCCACCAGCTACCCACAAAACTTGGTGTACCACAAAGATGCGATCACTTTTGCGACCGCTGACTTGCTGTTGCCTCAAGGTGTGGACATGGCCGCTCGTGCTGTTCACAACGGCATCAGCTTGCGCGTGGTTCGCCAGTACGACATCAACAACGACCGTTTGCCTTGCCGTATCGACGTTCTGTACGGCTACAGCACGATCCGTCCTCAAATGGCTTGCCGTATGTGGGGCTAAATTGAAACGGGACTTCGGTCCCTTTCATTGTTCAATCTTTTTTAAGGAAATTTATCATGGCACTCCCTAATGGTTCTGGTGGCTATCAACTCGGTGATGGCAACCTCAATGAAGCAACTTTTCGAGTTATCCCTGCTCCTGCAACCGCAACCGCAACCGCAACTCTGACTGCTGCGCAAGTCTTGTCCAACATTTTGTTGGGTTCACCCGGCTCGTCTGCTGCCAGCTACACATTGCCCACTGTGACTGACCTCGAAGCTGCACTGCCTTCGGCTACTAAGCCCGGCGTGACATTCGATCTGTCCGTGATCAACGTGGACGGTTCTGGTTCTGGTGTTATCACATTGGTCGCTGGTACTGGCTGGACAATTGTTGGCCTTGCCACTGTGGTGGCTACCGCTGGCACTGCCCAATTGTTCCGCGCCCGTAAAACAGGTGATGGCGCTTGGACTTTGTACCGCGTAGCCTAAACTTAAATGGGGACTTCGGTCCCCGTTTTTAAAGGAATCATCATGGCAAATAACAAATCTGTTGGTGTTGCATATTCCGATCCTGCGCTTACCGCGCTTTATTTGAATGCTCCTGTAACCAAAACTGCAAGTTTTACACTGGGTGATGATGAGAACTACATCGTGTGTAATGGCGCTTCTGCTAACGTCACTGTGACGTTGCCCAGCGGCTCTGCTTACATCGGTCGTACTGTGACCATCAAAAACCTTTCGGCGACATACACTGTGATCACCGCATCGTCTAACGTTCGACCATTGAACTCTGCTACCTTGGGCACAGCAATTCTTGCTGCAACCGCTGGTAAATGGGCGACTTTGGTTTGCGAAGACGGTACAAACTGGACCATTGTGGCTGCTGCCTAACCAACCAAAGGGGCTTCGGCCCCTTTCTTAACCATGCCCACTATTTATCTCACGCACCTCGTTCATGGCACAAAAGTTGCCACTATGGAAGCTGAAGCAGAATTTGATGAAAAAAATGGCTGGACACGCTATACTCTGGATACGCCTTCGTCAGTTGCCGAAGTAGCGGAGCCGGAACCAGCAGACGCTGCACCAGAGGCCCCCAAGCGCGGTCGTCGCCGCAAAGCTGAAGAACCCGCAGTGCCTGATTTTTTAGCACCGCAAGCTGATCAAGGAGAGTGACATGGCAACGTATACCGCAGGCGATCAAATCAACAGGGCGTTGCGATTGCTAGGTGTGCTTGCTGAAGGCGAGACACCTTCTGCGGCCATGTCGCAAGACGCTTTGATGGCACTCAATCAAATGATTGAATCATGGAACACTGAGCGCCTTTCCGTCTTTTCCACACAAGATCAGGTCACGCTGTGGCCTGTAGGCTCGATTAACGCCACTTTGGGACCCACGGGTACACTGACCCCTCTGAACCCCCTTCAGACGTTTACACGCCCCATTTTGATTGACGATGCGACCTATTTTCGCGATCCTCAGACCAATGTGTCTTACGGGATCAAATTGATCAATCAGCAACAGTACGATGGTATCGCGGTCAAAACTGTGACTTCGACTTATCCGCAGGTTATGTTTGTCAACATGACATATCCTGATCTGGACATTTACGTTTACCCCAAACCTACTCGCTCGTTGGAGTTTCACTTCATTAGCGTGGAGCCTTTGGACCAGCCTGCCAATTTGGCAACAAACATTCTTTTCCCGCCCGGTTATTTGCGTGCGTTTACTTACAACCTCGCTATGGAAATTGCGCCCGAGTTTGGCGTAGAGCCAAGTGCTCAAGTACAGCGCATCGCCATGACCAGCAAGCGCGATCTCAAGCGCATCAACAATCCTGACGATGTGATGTCAATGCCTTACGCGATTGTTGCTACTCGCCAACGTTTCAACATCTACGCTGGTAACTATTGATGAAAACGCCCATTCTTGGATCAACCTATGTAACTCGCAGCGTCAATGCCGCAGATGCACGCATGGTGAATCTCTTTCCAGAGGTTATTCCCGAGGGTGGAAAAGAACCCGCGTTTTTGCAACGCGCCCCCGGTTTAAAGTATCAGCAAACAATTGGTACTGGCCCAATCCGTGCGCTGTGGGCACATCAAACCAATGGCGCAGATTTTTACGTTGTGTCGGGAAATGAGTTTTACAAAGTTTCAGGATTGACATCCACGCCTGTTTTATTGGGAACTGTTTCGGGCACAGGTCCTGTGTCAATTGCCGACAACGGAACGCAACTTTTTTTGGCCTGCAATCCAGCGGGATACATTTACAACGAATCTACCAATGTTTTTCAACAAATCACAGACCCCGATTTTCCCGGTGCTGTGACTGTTGGTTATCTTGATGGTTACTTTGTGTTCAATGAGCCAAACAGTCAAAAAGTTTGGGTGACCGCTTTACTTGATGGCACATCGGTTGATCCTTTGGATTTTGCCAGCGCCGAAGGCTCGCCTGACGGACTTGTGTCGTTAATCATTGATCATCGTGAGGCTTGGTTATTTGGTACAGATTCTGTTGAAGTTTGGTACGACGCAGGTAACCCAGATTTTCCTTTAACGCGCATTCAAGGCGCGTTTAACGAGATCGGATGTGTTGCCCCATACTCTGTTGCTAAACTCGACAACGGTGTGTTTTGGCTTGGTTGTGACGCTCGTGGTCAGGGTATTGTGTACCGCACCAATGGTTACACGGGCACGCGCATTTCAACTCATGCGGTTGAATGGCAAATTCAGCAATACGGTAATTTGTCAGATGCTATAGGTTACACCTATCAGCAAGACGGTCATGCGTTTTATGTGCTGATTTTTCCTTCGGCAAATACAACATGGGTTTACGATGTTGCGACACAGGCATGGCATGAGCGTGCAGGATTTACCAATGGTGAATTTACTCGTCATCGCAGTAATTGCCAATGTAATTTTTTGGGCAACATCATCGTAGGTGACTATGAAAACGGCAACATTTACACATTCGATTTAGATGTATATGCCGACAATGGTCAAACTCAAAAATGGCTTCGCAGATGGCGTGCGTTACCAACAGGTCAAAACAATCTAAAACGTTCTGCCCATCACACACTCCAAATTGACATGGAGACAGGTGTAGGTTTGAATTTAGGTCAAGGTAGTGATCCGCAGGTCATGTTGCGCTGGTCTGATGATGGCGGTCACACTTGGTCTAATGAACATTGGATTTCTGTTGGCAAAATCGGGCAATATGGTTTTCGTGCCATTTTCCGTCGTCTAGGTATGACGTTAAAACTGCGCGACCGTGTGTACGAATTGTCAATGACCGATCCCGTTAAAACGGCGATTGTGGGTGCTGAACTTTATGTGACGCCAACCAATGCCTGACAATATTACCCAGATACCAGCACCACGGGTCAATTTTCTTGATCCCGCGAATGGTCTTATTTCGCGTCAATGGTTTCGGTATTTCAACAATGTCAACACAATCATTGGTGGTGGCACAGGCGTCATTGCAGCCATAAATGGTGGTACTGGATTTAGCTCATATGCTGTCGGCGACATGTTGTACGCCGACACCACCACAACATTCGCAAAATTGCCAGACGTTGTTATTGGGAATGTGCTGCTTTCAGGTGGAGTAAATCAACCACCTTATTACGGCAAAGTCAATCTGACCATCCATGTGACAGGCACGTTGCCTGCGACAAATGGTGGTACAGGTATAAACTCGTATGCTATTGGTGACATCATTTATGCCAACAGCACGACAACGCTTGCCGCGCTGGCTGATGTGGTTACAGGCAACGCTTTAATTTCAGGCGGCGTGGATGCGCCGCCAACATGGGGAAAGATTGGTCTGACCACTCATGTTGACGGCGTATTGCCAGAAACAAACGGCGGCACAAATCAATCTACTTACGCCACTGGCGATACGCTGTATGCGTCGGGTACGAACACTTTAAGTAAGTTTGCCAAGCCATCAGCTACTGCCATTTATACGATGGACAGTTCGGGTGTACCTGCTTGGAAAGTGCCTCGCTACGGTGCGTTTTATGACACCACCAATCAAACTGCCGCAGCCAATACGCCCACGGCGATTACATTTAACAATACTCAAATTTCGTCTGGTATTGCCATAGGGTCACCTACATCGAGGGTTACTGTGGATACCGCAGGGCTGTACAACATTCAATTCAGCATCCAATTTGCCAACACAAACGCCAGTATTGATGACGTGGTGGTTTGGTTAAAAGTTAACGGAAACAATATTACGGCGTCTGCCAGTTGGGTTTCTGTTACTGGTAAGCATGCGGGTGTTGACGGAACAGCGCTTATGGCACTTAACCTTTTTTATGACTTTGCAGCCAATGATTATTTTGAGTTGTATTGGATGAGCCTTGGTGGAAATGCGTCACTAAACACTATTCCGTCTAGCGTAACTCCGTCATACCCATCGTCCCCATCTGTCATTCTGACCGTTTCGGATAATATAAAAGCATGAACTTTATAGACCCTGAAATCCAGCATCATTTTGGCGGCGGTGTCTACGCCAAAGAAACCTTTATTCCTGCGGGAAAATGGTTGGTGCAGCACACGCATAAATTTGATCATTTGTCAATACTGGCAAAGGGTTCAATTGAGTTAATTGTGGATGGAAAATCAACCACCGTACACGCCCCGTCTTGCTTGACTATTGCGGCAAATAAGCACCACGGCGTAAAATCCCTAACAGATGTTGTCTGGTACTGCATCCATGCCACCGAGTGCACGGATGAAGATGAAATTGATGAAGTAATCATTGCGGATGTTGATCCGCAACAAGTGCATAAAATTGCTCAATGTTTGAGCGAAGGAGTCTGATATGGCATGGATGGTCCCCGCCGCAATTATTGGTAGTTCATTGCTTGGTTCAAGTGCTGCAAGCAGTGCCGCTAACACTCAAGCCGCCGCCACTGATCGAGCTACCGATTTACAATACAAAATGTTTCAAGAGCAGCAAGCTGCTCAGAAGCCTTGGTTGGAAGCAGGTGGTCGTGCGCTGACCAAACTCGAGGGTGCTGTAGATTACACCCCGTTTGGGATGAATCAATTTAACGCTGACCCCGGTTACGCATTTCGTTTAAGCGAGGGTCAAAAAGCATTGGAGCGCAGTGCCGCTGCTCGTGGCGGTTTGATTTCTGGTGCTGCCCTTAAAGCGGCAACTCGGTTCGGTCAAGACATGGGTTCGCAAGAGTACACCAACGCATTCAATCGCTATCAAACCGAGCGTGCTGCCCGTCTGCAACCTTTGCAGTCATTGGCTGGTGTGGGTCAAACAGCAGCTACTACACTCGGTCAAAATGCTGGCACATATGGCACAAACGTGGGCAATTTAATGACCAGCGGCGCTGCGGCAGAGGCTGCTGGACGAATTGGTTCAGCTAATGCTTTGACTGGTGGACTCAGCACATATTTGAACTACAACCAAGGCAACAACCTTGTCAATGCTTTGGCAAATCGTGGTCAATTTACCCCCGGATCGCCAACATTTGTTGGACCAATGCAAAGCTAAGGATTAAACATGCCCATCGATCCAAATATTGCCCTTGGTGTCAAGCCCATCGAGGTTGCCAACCCTGTAAACGCCTACGCCCAGATTGCGCAACTTCAAGGAATCCAAAATCAAAACGCACTTGCTCAAATGCAAATGCGGGAATACGAACGCGCCCGTGGCGAAGAAGAACAACTTCGCAACTATCTTGCAAAACGGCCTGATTTAACAAGTGCTGAAGGTCAATCATCGTTGCTGACTCAGTTTGGTAAAACAGGTCGCGAAACTTTGAAAAGTTTGGGCGAATTTCAAAAAGCCCAAACCGAAGAAGCCGGACGCAAAGCCAAACTGGTCACCGACAAACTTGGCATGTATCGGGCAGCTCTTGCCAATGTAAACAACCCACAGGCCGCTGCCGAATGGGTACAGGCTCAATACGCTGACCCTGACATCAAAGACACTGTGGCTCGTTTGGCCCCGATTGAACGTGCTCTCGGCAACATTCCCCAAGACCCAAAGGCTTTTGCTCAATGGCAACAAAAGAATGCCTTGGGTATCGACAAGTATGTCGAGCGCACCACGGTGACCGAAGCAGATCGTCAACGAATCGCGCAAGAAGGTCAACGCATTGGTTTAGAAGGCCGTCGAGTGGCTGTCATGGAAGACGAAAACAAACGCGCCAAAGACCCAGTGTTCCAGCAACAAATGGCTGCTGCTAAAGCCACAGGTGAGGCAATCGCCAAAGGCAATGTAGCCGCACAACAAGCGCTGCCCGGTGTGATCTCGAACGCTCAAGATGCCGTCAACCTTATCGATCAAATGGTCGGTAAACAAGAAGTGCGTGATGCCAAAGGCAAAGTTATTCAAGCAGGCACGGGTGCGCATCCCGGCTTTGAGAA